GGCTTTTCAATAGAAGGATGGTTTACACCACTAACTGAGAAGAACGTAGAAGAGAAAGACTTAGAGAAGCTATTGGCTGAATTGGCTCAGGCACTTGAAATGAATTCTTAATTTTTTCCACTAATAATTATAACACATGAACATGATTTCTGAAATTTTAGAAAAGTTTGCTCCAGCGCTTAGTAAGCATGGGGTTAAATTGTCAGTAGAAGAGACTCCTGCTGCTGAGCCTGCAAAGGTTGAGATGATGGCAGAGGGCGCTTTAGCTGATGGCACTATGATCTATTCACCTGCAGCTGAATGGGCTGAGGGAGTAGAGATTTTCGTAATGGATGCAGACGGCAATCCTTCACCTTTAGCAGATGGTGAGTACACTTTGGACAACGGTAAGAAAATCGTTGTAGCAAGTGGAGTAATCGCATCTATTGAAGAGGTAGAAGAAGAGAAGCCTGAAGTAGAGATTACGGTTGAACAAGAGGTTGCTGAGACTTATTCAAAAGAACAAGTAGAAGGACTACTTAACAACATCATTGCTGAATTCGAGGCTAAGCTTAGCGCTGCTGAAAAGAAAATTGTTGAGCTTTCACAAGCTCCTGCAGCTACAACTGTTAAGCAAGCTCGTCAAACAGCACCAGCTCAAAATGTAGACATGTCACGCATGACATCTCAACAAAGAGCATTCACAATTTTAAGCAAATTCAAATAAACACAAACATAAAAACAAACAAAAAAAATGGCATCTAATTTATCCATTTCTTCAAGCTATGCTGGCGAGTTAGCTCTGCCATACATTAGCGCGGCAGTATTGTCAGGAGACACTATTGCTAACAACTACGTAACTGTTAAAGAGAATGTAAAGCACAAGATGGTGCTTAAGACGTTAGCTTCTACAGGAATCGTAAAAGCATGGGGTTGTGACTTCGACAACGCTGACTCTACATTAACTTTGGCAGAGCGCGTTCTTACAGTTACTGACCTTAAAGTGAATTTGGAAGTTTGTAAGAATCAGTTTGCAAAAGATTGGGAAGCGGCTCAAACAGGTCGTGGATTTGCTAACGATACTCTTCCTGCTAACTTCGCAGATTTCGTTATCGCTCACTTGAGTGGTAAAGTAGCTGAGAACATCGAATACACTTTGTGGCAAGGTAACTTTGAAAGCTCTTCTTTCACAGCTTTCAACGGAATTTTGAAAGTGTTGGATACTGCTAAATCAGGTACTCCTGATGTTGACTTCGCTAACGCATTCACTGCTGCTAACATCGTATCTTCATTGACTACTTTGGCTAACGCATTGCCTGCTACATTGGTTGGAGATGCTTCTGTAAAGCTTTACGTTAACCGTAAGACTGCTCAGTTCTACCGCCAAGCATTGTCTGCTTTAGGATATTTGCAACAATTCAACGCTGCTTCTAACTACCCTCTAATGTTCGATGGATACGAAATCTATGTATGCCCAGGTATTCCTGACAACGTAGCTTTATTCGCTAAGGCTGATAACCTATTCTTCGGAACTGACTTAGTATCTGACTTCAACGAAGTTAAGGTTGTTGATATGAGCGTAACTGATGGATCAGATAACGTGAGAATGGTTATGAAGTTCCGCGCTGGTACACAAGTAGCAGTTCCTGCTGAGGCTATCTTAGGATTTATGAATCCCTAATTAATACTCCTTTGTTAAAAGAGTGGGTTGGCTATGAGCCGCCCATTCTTTGCAAAGAATATTTAACTAATTAAATAATAAAAAACACATGAGCTGTCTAACTACCGCTGGATTCCAAATTAATTGCAAAGAAGCAATTGGTGGAATTAAAGCTATCTATCTTGGCGCATACGCAACTTTTGCAAATGACGCTACTATTGATGGCACATCTAACTTAGTTACTGCATTGCCTACAGGTTCAGTGTATGAATTCGAATTGCCTAAGCACACCGGATCATTTACTGAAGAGGCTGCTATTTCTATTGAGAATGGCACAGTATTCTACACTCAAACTATCGTATGTTCATTCCATGGAATGAGCGCTGCACGTGCATTACAACTTCAAAACATTGCTAAGGGCCGTAACGTATTATTCGTTCAGGACAATAACAATAACATTTGGATGTGTGGCTACAAAGATGGTGTTGAGGTTACTGCATTCACTACTACTACCGGTACTACCAAGGGTGACCTTGTAGGATATACCGTTACCTTCACAGGCGAAGAGAAAGATAAGGCATACTTACTTGACCAAGACGCTGGGGATACTCCATTTGAAGACTTCTCTACTGTTACTGTAGTAGCAGGTACATTGTAAACTAAATTGTGCTATATTTAAAGCATGATTTACTTACTTAAAAATACAGCAGCACAGCTCCTCTACCTTACACTAAAGGAAGGGGAGCTTTTGCTTGCTAATACATACACTCATTATCTGCTTGAATTAACCAACGAGCAGACACTTCAGAAGCTTTACGCTATCCCTACCAAGATAGCAGAGAATGATAGGTACACTACCATTCAGATTGGCACGAATGCCAACACACCAACAGCTGCAAGCCTATTAATTAACTACCCAGCTCGGTTTAGTTATATTGTTTACGGGCAAAATAGCAGCACTAATTTAGATCCTACAAACGCGGCAGTAGAGGGAGTAATAGAGAAGGGATATTTAATAGTAGAAGATGTAACTACTCCTCGCTATACTGAGCCGAATTTAACAATAGATAACGATATTACTTACAATGGATAATATAGCACAGCCATCAGTACCAATGTTAGTGAATCTTGGAGCAGCAATGCCTCAGGAAGCTACCGAGAAAGAAACTCCCAAAGGATGGGTAACACTTGGCGAGGCTAACTTGTTTAGCAATTATCTCATTGATTTATACTATGCCTCTCCGGTGCATTCTGCTCTAACCATGAGCATATCTTTCATGATAGCAGGAAAGGAAATTAAGAGCAATAATCCTGCTGCACAACGTGAGATAGATAGACTTAAATTAAATACTATCCGCAGGCCAATAGCATTGGATGCAAAGATGCAGGGAGGATACTACTTAGAAGTGATTTGGTCAGTAGATAGAAGCACCATTGCTAAGATTAATCACTTACCTTACGAGAACTGCAGATTAGCAGTGGCTAACGATGAGGATATTATACCGGGTATTTATTACTCAAAGGATTGGTCAGATACACGCAAGAAGAAAAACATTCCTGTGTTCATTCCTATGTATAATCCTACAACAAAAGCAGATGAGCCTTCTCAAGTGCTATTCGTTGGAGTGATGACACCAGGCAGTGCATACTATCCTAAGCCTGATTACTACAGTGCTATTAACTACATTGAGATTACTCGCGACATTAGCGAATTTTACAGAGCATTCTTAACGAATGGAATGGCACCGAGTTACTTCCTTCACATGAATAACGGCATTCCTGATCCTGAGGAGCAGATGGCTATCCGCAGAAATTGGGAGACAATGATGGGTGCGAAGAAAGCAGGTAAGGTAGTATTCACTTTCAACGAATCAGCTGATAGAGCACCGCGTTTAGACTTAGTTCCTATGACTGATGCTGATAAGCAATGGCAGGAGCTTAGCGTGCAGTCAAGAGAGAACATCTTAGCAGCTCACCGCGTAACTTCACCTTTGTTATTTGGTATTCGTGATGCAGGCGGCTTAGGTAGCAACGCAGATGAAATGAAGCAGGCTTACCGCATCTTCAATAGAAACATTATTGAGCCTTACCAACAAATTATAACAGATAGCCTTGAAGAGATATTTAAAGGTATGGGCATTGTTGCTGATTTATACATTGAGTCTAATGATATTTTCGGCGAAGAAATCACTACAACAACTGTTGCACAAAATGCAACAACTCAACTAAGCGCTGAAAAAAAAAAGATTAATTTAGAGATTCCTGAATCTTTTGAGCCCACTAACGAGATGGCCGCAGAGGCTGAGTTAGGTTTAAAGTGGCGAGATGAATATGGCAGAGGTGGTACTGAAGTAGGAGTAGCAAGAGCACGCGACATTAGTAATAAGCGTAACCTATCTTATGAGACCATTACACGCATGTACAGCTACTTTGAAAGACACGCTGTAGATAAGGAAGCTACAGGATGGAATCAGGGAGAGGAAGGATTTCCAAGCGCAGGCAGAGTAGCATGGCAGTTATGGGGAGGAGATGCAGGCAGAGACTGGGCTACTGCTATTTACAATAGATATAAGACTGAATTATCTGCCGATCCACAAGAGAAGCCTCCAATCTTCACCGAAGAGGATGAGAATTGGTGGTGTGAATTCTTGGAAGATAAAGGCGAGATAGTAGATGAGGAAGAGTGGGAGCTTATAGAAGCTGAGCCTGTTAACTTGGCTTCAGTTAGAAGCTATGCAGATCCTGATAAGC